AGGGCAGGGGTCTGGGCGCCTATTCGGTCGATAATAGTGGCGTCGATTCGATCCGTTCGAGGGTGTATCCCGAGCCTGTCTTGCCGGTGTTGTGTCCGGTGACGAGGCGCCAGCCGGTTGACTCAATGTCGTGGCGTCGGCGCTCGCGTAGGTCGCGTCCCTTCTTCGATCCGAAGCCGACCATCTGGCAGATCTGATTCCACGACGTGTCCGCCTGGACGGTCGCAGATAGTTCCTCCCATGCGAGGATGACGAGCTCGATGTCCGGGTGAATCGGGACGGGTGTCGTGTCTGGCTCCAGCGTGCCGGACCCGGTTCCGTCCTGCGGGACAAAGACTGCTTTCCACACGTCGGGCTGCTCGTCGTCTTTAACCTTCTCGGTCGCGCAGCTGACGATACGCTCGTCGTCTTGGCTGACTTTCATGATCCAGTCAGCGGCGTCACCGATCACGGTCGAGCCGCGTTCGTGTCCCGCGTTCCATCCTGCGTGGTGGATTGGAACGACGGCACAGCCGTAGCGTTCGCGCAGGCTGTCTACGATGCCGATGTATTTCGTCATGTCTTGCGAGCTGTTCTCGTCCAGACCCGATGCGCTGCGCGCCAACGTGTCGATGACGAGCAGCGATGGCGCCGAGGGTAGTTGGTCGATCGCTAGGCATAGTTCGGCGAGGGCGATCGGGTCGTTGAGTGGGACGCTGCTGGTTAGTGCGTGGAAGCCGGGGATGTTGCTGACCAGGCGCGCCGCTTTCCATGCGTTGATTCGCTTGCGGAGGCTGGCCGCGCCCTCAGACATGATGTAGGCGACGGTGCTGCCGGCGGCGTGGGTTGCGAGTCCGTGGTAGTGGCGCCCGGTTGTGATCGATAGGGCGAGGTCGAGTGCGTCGAATGTCTTGCCAGACCCGCGGCGCCCGTAGATCAGACCGTAGCCGCCGAGTGGTAGCACCTTGTCTACTAGATACGCGACGGGTGGCAGGTTCTCTATCTGCGTCTCGTTGAGAAACGTGTAGCGCCGCTCGGTCGTCTCGGCGCGTTCCGTGATGAGGTCGCCGAGGTACACGGCTGGCATGTATTGCGGCACATCTGTCGGCTCAAGCTTGCCGATGCTGCGAGCGATCGCCGCGACCTCGGCGACGGGGAGTGGCGGCTTGTTCTTCAGTGCGTTCTCTGCGAGCAGGGCGGCTTCGATTGCTGTGACACTCATGCCACGCCTTCGCATCGATCCCGCCAGGCTCGCTAGCAGATTGTTCCTGCCGCCTTTTGTCTCGACGTGATCGTCTTCGAGGATCGGCGCTGGTGCCTTGCGTCTGCCCGTAAGGTAGTCGTGAAGCCATGCCGTGACGGGTGGCGCGGTGGTGGCGTCGGTGCCTTGTATCCATTTGTAGGTGGTGCCGTTCTTGTGCCTGCTCGGTGGCGCGACGATGTAAGAGACACCACCTCGGATGTCGATGCCCGAGTCTTCGCCGGTGCCGACCGATGGCGCGTACGATCCCGAGGGGTCGTCGAAGTGAACGTGCCAGCCGTTGCCGGTCTTGGCGATCGGTGCCGCCATCATCGCCGTGTGCGTATCTAGGTCGCAGATGTCTTTGAGGTGATCCTTCGCTGCGAGCGAGTCGAGGTCGACGATCACGCGACGCGACGCGCCAGCGACCAGACCAATATTCGCTTCGGGCGTGTCTTCCCATTGTGCGGCGACGAGCTCGGCGTCGAGCATCGGGCTAGACGCGCCATGCTCGCCGAGCGGGTGCTTGCCTTCCGACTCGCAGTCGACACGTCCACAGCTGCACTTGCCTTCGTCTTTGATCCAATGCAGCGGGATGACGCCGTATCCTAGACTGGCGTATTTGGCTGCGGCGGTGCGAAGGCTAGGTTGCATCGGTGGTGGTGGCACGGTCAAAAGCTTCACTCAACAGTCGGGATGCTTCTCTGAAGGCTGCATATCGCAATTCGTCGTCGCCCGGCAGGGGTGTTTTGCGTAAGACAATGACGAGTCCCATCTGCTTGAAGTCGAACGTTTCGATCTTGATTCCCGACTTTCTGCCGACGAATCTCCACCACTTACGAATCCCCGCCACGTCCTTTGGTGAGTCGTACGGGATCTCTAAAGACAGTCCGCTCGTCAGTCTCTTGGCGTCTTGTTCGTAGGTTCCAGCTCGTTGTGCATCTTTCATGGTGGTCAGTCTTCCGTCGTGGTGGTTAGGGCTTCTTGTGCGATCTTGACGAGCTGCTCAAACTTCTGGTGCCGGTAGGCGCGTGGCGTGTGTTTGTAGCGTGCGATCTGTTCCAGCGCAGCGCGATACGCGGCGTGTTCGTCGGAGATGTCACGAGTCATAGCGTCACCGAGGGTGGCGCGTCGGACAGTTCGGCGTCGAGCCAGACGAGCAGCATCGCTTGGTAGACGATCAGATCGTGGAGTTCCTCTGCGGCTTCGACGATGAATCGATGCGGGTCGTTCCACTTCAGCCAGTCCCGCTCATGCTCGACTTCTCCCGCACGATACTTCGCTTCGATCTGTTCGTTGAAGTCTCGCCGGCGGGTTACTGCCTCGATCATCTCGCCGATACCGTCGACGACTTCGGGGATCTTCGCAGCGAGCAGAGGCCAAACGTCGGGCTGGTGGATAAGGTCGCTGCGTTTCATGCTGCGGCTGCTTTCTCGATCGGGATGTAGGTAGTGACGGGGACGAGATGATAGACATCCCCATCGGCGGTCGTGCCGGTGTCGCACTCGTCAGCCAGGGCGGTCGTAATCTTTGCGATCAGGGTATGGACGACGGCAAGGTCGAAATTGACATGGTGCATGTTGAAGGCGTCAAATGTTGATTCGTGGATGATGTTGGCGAGCTCGAAGCCGTCATGGATTCGGGATAGATACGCCGGCGTGATGGTGATTGTGGTCTTCACGGGCGCGGCTTGTCGAGCGCGAGGAACAGGATGACCAAGCCGGCAAGGATCAGGACGCTAGTGACCGTCATCGTCGGCCTCGATATGGTACTTCAACGATTCGAGTGCTTTCTGCGCGATAGATCCTGCCGGATGGGTTGGGAAGTAGGCGGCGATCGATCGTGCCGCGTGGATCAGTTTCTCGTTGTTGCGTGATTGGGCGCGCGTGACTCTCTGCTCTTTGAGTCGTCCGAGCTTGTAGGCGGCGCGCTCGTCTGGTGTCGCGTTTTTTGGGTAGTCGTCAAGGCTCATCGTCGCCGCCAGCGCTGGATGACCTCGCCAACAACCAGCGCCACGATCGCGGCGACCAGGGCGATCAGCACGGCAAGATTGAGTGCTTGGTCAAGAGTCATCGGAGCGCATCATTAGGGTTGCCGGTGGTCCAGCCAATTGTGTAAGAGCATTCCCACGCCGTATGCCCGTTCGTCGGGTACGTGCGCTCTGCCCATCGCCATAGGCGCTCGGCTGCCCAGAGTTGCTGGGCGATCGATGCGTCTGACATGAGCTCAATGTTGCGTGCGCTGTGCGGACGGAAGTCGGTCCAGTTCTGGCGCGTGAAGCCGAGGCCACCGGGAAAAGAGTGATTGTAATTCTGCTTCCACGCGATGCTTCGGATGCGCTGCTTGTCAGTCTTGACATCGTGCCAGCTGATCCCGCGCTTCGGCTGCTCACACATTCCAATTCTCAACCATGTCCGAAAGTGGGGAGGATACCCTGCAAACGGGCTAGAGGATGCGGCATGAGGCGCCGGGCGGCTCGCGCCTTGCGCCAGGCTTGCGGAGTATAGGCCGATCAGGATGCACGCGAGCGCCACGATGACGCCGACGATGAAGCCCCTATCCCAGATGCGAGCCTCGCGGCTTTTGCGCCGATCCGCCTCGCGCTGGATGCCGATCTCGATGCCTACCGAGGTGGCGAGTTCACGATCACGCTTGGCGCGTTCGTCGCGTACGCGCCGGGTGTGCGCGTCGTACTCGGTGAAGGCGAACGCGATGGCGATCTCTTCGGTCTGCTTCGTGCGTGTCTTGCGGGGTGTCATAACGATCCTTCCGGTGGTGGTCGGTGAGTTCTTCGGGCTGCGCCCGTAGTTTCCTGCAAGGTGCATTAGGCGCCGGAGTCGACAACGAGGCAGAGGGCGCGCGCGATGCAGATCGCGTCCGCTTCGTCCTGATCGTCCAGGTCGGGCAAGATAGTGCGAGCGTACTCCATCGGTGCTTCTTTGCCGCCTTGCTTGATACCGATCAGCCGGCGCCACTCGGTCGGTTGCAAGCGGTGAACCAAGATCCACGGATAGGAGCGCAGCGCGAACGCTTCGAGGTTGCCGATCGTCAGCGCGCCGAGGATTGCCTGCCGTTTGAAACGGACGTAGGCTTCCTCAAGTCCGACGCAGACGACGAGACTGGAGTCCGTAACGCGGTTGACCTCCGCCATAATATGCCGCCAGCCTGCCTGCCGGTTGCGGAGATCGTCGCCGGTGTTCGCGACGTGCATCGTCCCGCTAGTCAGGAGCTCGCCAGTCTGAAGGATCATGACGGCGTACCCGATGCGGAGTGGACTGGCGTCCAGCCCGATGATGACGGTGTGAACGCCACCCGCACCGACAAGCGGATCGTCTTGAAGCCGATCATGCCCGACAAGGGTCGGTGCGGGTGGCGAAACTGTCATGCCGTGAGGTGATGGTTGGAATGCATGGACACACGGGAAGCGCATTCGGGCGAAAGTAAAAAAGTCCCGCCTGCATCACCCCTTGCGGAGGCTGATGGACTCCGCTGGGCAGAGCCCGTTACGTCAAGTTCGACCGCATCCATGCACTCCAGAGGAAATTGTTTCACGGCACGCTTGCTCATGCCGGCGCTTCGTCGACTTTGATTGTGCGACGCTTCGCCGGGATCATCGCTTCGAGCTGCTCCCGAATCTCCTCGGGCGCATCCTCGGCGTATTGCCACGCCTTCTGTGGCGTGACGTGCGCGACCAGGGGAGCCACGTTGTCAACGGCTTCCCACGGGATTAGCCCGTCAGCCGCAGCCGCTTCCAGCAGTTCGCGGATCTGTGCCGAGGCGATGCCCGACACCGACCCGCGACTGATTGTCTCCGATGCCTTGCCTTGCGGAGTCGTGATCGCGCCGCCTGTTCGGCGCACGCGGTCAGCGAGTTCGGCATTGACCCCCTGCTCGATGTTCCGCGCAAGCGTTCGGAGCCGTTGCGTCACGATCGACCAGATCACCAGATCATCATCGGTGGCGAGAGTAACGTCGAGCAGCTCCCCATCCGAAGTGATGACGTGCCGGTTCTCCGCGATGTTCTGGAGCGCGCCGACGGTAAGACCGCCGACGCGCACCGCGACTTCATTCGCCACTAGAACGGGATATCGCTATCGACGAGATCAGCCGTGACGGCTGCGACGCGTTCCGTGGTTGCAGCCTGCGCGGCTTGCTGCTGGGTTGCCGGGATCGTCATCGGCGTGGTCGGGTTGAACGTAATCTGCCACCCGCTCTTTCCGTTGGCTTCCCAGCGACCGAGGTAGCACGGTCCGATTGCATCGGCGCCCTGCGCGATCGCGTTCAGGACGTTGCGTGCCTGCGAGATGCGGGACGCGGACGCCTGGAAGGCCAGCATGGAAGGCTCCATGCCCTTGGCCTTGATCGTGAAGATCGTCTGGGGGCCGTACGTTCCCTCGCGCTCTGCCACGGCATTGACCATGTAAAAAGCGGTCTGCGAGTTGTGCAGCGCCGCCTTGTCTTCGAGCGACAGGTACGGCTCGCCGCCCCCTCCGAGGATGTCTTCTGCACTCACGATATTTGCCATCATTGAACTCCCTGTGTAGATGTTGGCTTGCGGCGTGTGCCGCGTGGTGGATAGTACGCTTCGGCGTCCCCGACTGTCTATACCAGTTTGTCAATTGGACTTGACACGGGGATATTTATGCCTTATCTTTTGGACATGGCAACCGCCACCACCACACAGGAGATCGAAATGACCACCACGCAAAAAGCCCCGACCACCATCTTCGCGATGGATGACCTAGACGTGAAAGCACTCTGTCGTCTTGGCAGCGATGCCGTCGGGATCCACGGATACTGCACCATCAACTTCTCAAACTGCCATGAGATCCGGTTCGATGTCTACTGCCAGATCGATGGCGAGGAGGTCTACGTCGGACGCAACCTCAAAAATAAAGCAGCAATCGCGCTAATCAACTCTACCAACACCGCCATCCACAATGGCGAGGAGGTCTAACATGAGCGCAGCCCACCACCTCCAATGCGCTCGCTGGGACATGTCAGCCATGATCGATCAGATGCACGAGTTCTCCGAGTGCGGCGAAGACTCTGCCTGCGAATTGCTGCACGACATCCAGCGCAACATCTCCAACGCGCTCGACGCACTCGGCGAGCCTCTCTGCCGGACACCGTTCTCGTTCTCGAATGAATATCGACCAGAGGGCTGGATTGAGCCTCTGCATCCTGACGACTGGTACACGGGAATGCCATCGTGAGCGCGACCCTAATCTACGTGTCCTCGACCATCGATCCTGTCGTGCAGTTGTGGGCGACAGATCGTGGCGGCTATGTCGTCGTTGAGCGTGATCGGCGACATGAGTTCGACTACCTGCCGGAAGCGCGTGCGTATGCCGTGGTGCAGACGCGAGCAATCAAACCAGACAGGAGAGCAGTATGAGAACCATCATCGAGGCTAACCTCTACAAAGCAGCTGACGCGCTGCTCGACGCCGAGTATCTGGTGCAGGAGAAACGCCGGCAGCGGGATGATCTGATCCGCAAGGCAGCACCCGGCATGACGCTCCAGGCGATCGGCGACACGGTTGGTCTGACGCGCGCTGCGATCGGCCTGATCGTGAAGGTGGGCGCGCCGCCGTCCACCACCACGGGGACAGGCGACGCGCCCGCGGAGTGACGATAGCAGTCGGGCGGCGGGTAATCTGTATGCAGGCGCCTCACCCTCCCTCTAGGCGACTCGCACCCGGCAGGATTCGCGTCCTGCCGGGTGTTCGCAGTTTGTGTATGATCGTCGAACACCACCACCAGGGGAGAACACCATGAGCAACCGTAGGCGCAAGCGAACAGGTCAGAACAAGATCGCGGCAAACCTGAAGGTGCGCCTTGACCGTGGCGCCGCGAAGCTCGCTGCGAAGATCCAGCGCCGCGCTGCGAAGGCGGCGGCGTAGTGCCGCGCGTCGTGTCGCCGGCCCGTCAGATCATGATCGACCGTGGCATCGACCCGGACGAGATGGCTAGCCTAGTGGGTTGTGGTCGAGACAAACTATCGCGCTACATGACGGGCGAGCGACACATCACGGCAGGCGCTCGCCATCGCGTGATCGCGCGCTTCGGACCGTCGATCCAGATTCTCATCAACGCGATCGACCAGGCTCGCGTTGACATGGAGGATCGTAACCCGTGGGATCGTGAGCTCGGGCGCCGCCGGCGACGGATGGACGACGTGCGCGCCGAGGCAAAAGACCCGCCGCTTGTCAGCGTCCACGTCTTCGACGATGGTACAGACGATTGTATGTACACGATCTCGGAGTGGCGCGCACGCTTCGGCGCACCCGGCTCGCACGCAGATGTTCACGGGCGCCAGTTCGGCGCGTACGCGACCGAGGATTAGCGTCTTGGCTATTGACAATCAGATGATGCTCGGTGACGACGCCAATGTCGCGTCTACCCAAATCTTCGATCAGTCTGGTTACAACGTGACCGCTATCAGTCCTCAAGACGCCAACAAGATCGTGATCGCAAACCATTATCTACACCGGCGCCCGAGCAATTCGTACGCTTTCGGATTACTATCTGATACTGGTCGCATAGATGGTGTCGTCGTATTTGGCATACCAGCCTCAAGACACGTTCAGATATCTGCCTGTCCAACCGAACCATCACTCGTCATCGAGTTGTGCCGTCTATGGGTTAGGGATGAGCTTGGCAAGAATGCGGAATCTTACCTCGTATCACGCGCGCTCAAATCACTCCCGCCGCTAGTCGTAATCTCTTACGCCGATACTGCTCATGGCCATGTCGGCACGATCTATCGCGCACTCGGGTTCGATTACGCAGGATGGACGGATATGGATCGCCGCAGCGCGCGCGTTGACTACGCGATGCCCGAGAACAAGCACTCGCGAGACGCATTCCGCAACGGCAACGGATCGCCACGCTGGAGTCATAAGCAAGAGCGATCTACAAAAGCAAGGTATTGGACTGTGACGGGAAACAAGAGGGAGCGACATGCTCTCCGCAAGATGGTCAATTGGGCGTCAATCAGTTGGAAAGATTATCCAGTCCCCACGAAACACACCTATTGCAAAATAGATCCTGTCGGCGTCCACGCGACCGAGGTTTAGATAGCTGCTAGCAGTTTGTCAATTGGACTTGACGCGGCGGGCGATATGTCGTATCTTTACGACATGGCAACGGCCACCACCACACAGGAGAACAAATCATGATCCTATCCTTCCATCCCAACAAAGAGGGCGACACTTACGTCGCCTCTGACAATCGCTACCACGTCAAGAACAGTCCCGCCGGTTGGCGCCTCCACAACGTGGAGACTGGCGCGTGGTGGCATCTGTGTCGCTACGAACGTGAAGCCCTGGACATCGCCACAGAGCGCATCCGTCGCATCCATAACGACAGCCGTCAGGTCGCCACTCGTGATCGCCGAATCGATAGGTACCGCACCGCACGCGCGGCTTACATTGCTACCCCATACGGTTCGTACGGGTCGCGAAAAAGAATCGCATTCGAGATCGTTCTGCAAGAGCTCGCTGGTAGCATCCGAGTCTTACGCAGCCTAGAGCAGATCGATCATGCCACCATTGACGCGCAAGATGCTGTGGAGTTTCATGCGCCGACAGTACCGGCGTAACCGATCGCTGCGCCCCACCCTTCGGGGTGGGGCGCTTTTTTATTGGTCGCACAAGTCTGCGACTTGCGCCCGTAAGGCGCGCTTACTTTGCAGATATGCGCGAGTCGCCGCAGGTTAGACGCAGTTCACGCTGGACGTGTAGAGCGCGCCTAGTCGAGCCAGATGACGTACTCCGCCGTGACGCGCCCAGCGCGCGGGTCGACGAAGTGAAGGCGCTGCGATGGCTTGCCCTTCGCGCTGACAAACTCGCGTGCGTATTCGCTGCCTGATTCGGTCGAGCCGGTCATGAAGACGCGGCCACCGTTCGGGATCTGAAATTGGCTGACGTGGTGATAGTGGCCGAGATAACAATCCTGCCACGCTTCCAGCACGCCCGAGCTCCACGCGGTCGCCTTGCGGATGATCCCAAAGGCCGGGGTGTTCCCGCCGAATGACTTGATCTGATCGCCGTGGACCAGCAAGAATCGGTACGCGCCGATCTCGCCGATGGCGTACCAGTTGTCTGGTGCTTGCCACGCTAGGCGCGGGTCGATCAGGCGCTCGCGGACGATTCTGCCGACGACGCGATCCCAGTTGTCTGGCGTTTCGCCCTTCTGCCCGATCCGTCCGTGGTTGCCGCGTACTTCGTGGACGACGACGCGATCGAAGTTCTCCAGCAAGGTCAGCAGCACGGACTCGATCAGGGTTGCAGCTGCGAAGACTTGCATCGTGGCCGAGCTGTCGACCTCGAATGGTTGCATCTTGAAGATGGTTACGTTCTCGATCAGGTCGCCGCCGAGCATGACGTGGATCTCGTCGACGGGGTGCGCGGCGCGTTGGATCTCGGTGAGCCGTAGCACTTTTGCTACAGCCGTCATTACGCGACGCCGGCAGACCTCGGTGTCGTAGGATTCGGTCTGCTTCCCAATCTGCCAATCCGTCAGGTGGAGCAGGGCGACCTCGCCGCCTGGACGCTTGCTACGTTTCGGCGCCTTGACTGCCTTGCCGCGACCGGCGATGCTTGCCGATTGGAGCGCGGCACGCTCGACAGCTGCGACCAGATCCGCACTCTTGCCTTTGGCGCGTGCGAGTTGGCGCTGCAAATGCGCGCATGTCTGCGCTAGTTCGTCGCACCGGACTTCGAGGGCGACCTCTTTGCCTAGACCCGACACGGGCACGATCCGTTCCGGTGATTCGCAACCTGCTTGCCGGTCCGCGCTACCGGATACCCGCGATTCGATAGGACGCGTGCGATCGCGACGTGCGTCATGGTCGAGTCGTCGAGCGCCAGCTGTAGTTCTCTGGCGTCCTCGATCGGTAGATCGTCAATCACGTCGGCGACAACGCAGGTGTGGTGCCGCTGTTTCGATGCGCCACGAATCTCGTCTAGCAAACTCATACCGTTACCCTCCCGGTGTGTCGTCCGTTATTGTACCCGGATCGCCGCGCGGATCACGGCTAGGCTGCGCGTGCGGATCGCGACACAGCCGCCGTTGGCTTGGCTGGCGCCGAGGTCGTCATCGTACGAGGTGTTGCCTTCGACGGTCACGACCGAGTTCTTGCCCGGTCGCCACGTCTTACCGCCAGCCTTGACGACTTGACCAGGCTTGCCGAGGGCGATGCCGATATGGTCGACCTCGGTGCCGTTCGAGCCGCCGAAGTCAAATAGGAGCGCGGTGCCTTTGACGATCGTCGTCTTGGATTGGGAAGCCAAGCCGTACGCGCCACGCTCGGCGACTGCGCGGATCTCGGGCGTGTAGAGCGCGTTGTATTTGCCTTCACGCAGCCCGTACTTCGCGGCTGCCGAGCCTTCGCAGAGGAAGGCGGCGAACATCGCATACGCGCACCACGCATATCCCATCTGGTAATAGTAGGCGGCGAGCTTCAGATCCTTACCGAGCAGGGATAGTTGGGGCACGATGTTCGACCCGGCAGGCTTCTCCGACCAGCGCGCGTTGTACCAGCCAACCATTCGGTCAGCGGCACGCTCGCCCAGAGTGACGGATGGCAGCGGCTTGCGCTTACGCGCCGCGACACGGGCGCGCATCGCAAGCGTCGGCGGCGTCTTGCCACTCATGTACGCCTGTAAGGTGGCGTCGTACGTCCCTGCCGTGTCTGCGTAGCCCAGCAGGTACTTAGCCCGCTTCGCTGCGTTCGCCGTCACAGGCCCGTAAATGCCGTCTACGGCGGTCTTAGCAAGCACGCCAAACTTGACGAGGTGCTGCTGCGCTAAGGCGACGCCGACGCCCTCGGTCAGCGGCGAGGTCAGCCGGAGGATCTTCACGACCTGGCGGGATCGCGTACGACGTAGCCAGCAGCGGCAACGAGGATCGTGATGATGGCGCCCTGGACGACGGTCGGGATCTCGACGCCAGCGAGACTGGCTATCCAGCAGATAATGGTTGTAAGGGCTGCCGCCAGAGCAGCTGCCGTAACTTTAGGCGAGATATGCAAGATGTTCCCCTTAGAGCAGATTGGTGACTACGGCACTAATCATACCGGTCAGCGCCGCGATGCCCGCAATATACGCCAGCGTGACCGTTCGCGTCATCACGCGCTGATCCTCCCGCGCATCGACCTCGGCGCTGTGAACCTCTAGCGTACGCAGCCTACCGTTCAAGTCTGCGCGGTACTGGACGACCTCGATGCGGAGGGATTCCATCGCCCGATACAATCGCTCAACTTCGGCATCAGACATGACCTTAGTGTAATGGACTTCGTGGCAAGGTTCACCTGCTGGCAGCTGGCGATGTAGCGACGGCTGCCGCGTGGAATGTGTTGACGAATGATGTGATTGATCACGAGACACGCATCATTCAAGGCGCGAACCTAATCAGCCACACACCACTAGTCGCCGCATCTACCCTATCCTTTACCAACGTATTCAGCTCAACCTACGCCAACTATCGAGTCGTCTACAACTATCTGCCAACAGCAGCAGGCGGAACAACACTACGATTCCGCGACTCTGGTGGTCAAGTATCAACCGCGCTCTACGCATATGCTTTGCAGACCATCGATAGTGCATTGGGAACGAGCGCTAACTCATTCGGCAGAACGCAAACAAGCATTCCATTGCCCACCGGAACTATCCAATTATCAGCCGCAATAGACATCATCGGACCCAACCTCGCAACAGCAACAACCCTGTTGTTCAATTACACGAACGCTGTAGCAAACGCGACAACAGGCGCCGGAGCATACAACGCCAACACCGTGTTCACCGGATTCGACATCATCCCCGCATCCGGCAACGCAACCGGAAGCGTATCCATCTACGGATACCGCATCGTCTAACCACCCGTCACGCTAGGGGAGTTTTGGGATTCGTGTCGAGTCGCAAGCAACCCGGCGGGGGACGCTAGGTTAGGTTACCGCGGTGACGGTCAGATGGCGGTTACCCCAACGGGAAGTATTTCCGTTGCCCGAGTATTGCAACTTGAAAGTATTTGTTCCCGGCGTAAGTCCGGTTACTAGGAACGTGCCGGAACAAGTGACCGTAACATTGCCGGATGAAAAGTAGAAAGCAGCGTTGCCATAGGTAGTCGCAAAAGTTGCAGCGCTGATAGTTGTGGCACCGCTAATTGCCACCGACATCAATGTGGACTGGGTAGCAACATTGTTTAGCGTACGCGCAGTCATAGTCAAAATGACGGATGTTCCTGTGACCATCGTGACCGTAGGACCAGCGGTGGTCAAATCTTGGTAACCGGAAGCACCAATAATATCCTGCTCTGAAGCAATCAGCCCACCAATCGGCGTAACGCATACCCAGTTTGTTCCGTTATAGACGGTATCAACACCAGTGATCGTCGCCCCGGTTCCCGAAGGAACGGTTGGAGCCGTCAGGTAGACGTGCATTCCCTCGGTTGGCGATGTAATCGCTGCGTCCCGAGCAGCCTCGGTTGTGAACACTCCCTGAACAAACGGAGCAAACTGAAGAATGTCGTTCGTCAACACATTCCACGCGGCAGCCGTCGCTACATCGCCAGCTGCCACAGTTCCCGGAGTTACATACGCCATGAGTCTATTCTACCTGCCTCTAGAGTCCGAATGTCGACGTCTCAATAATACTAAACGGGTACTGCGCCGCGACTGCCGTGCCACTCGTCACGGTACCACCCGCCCAGACCATCGCAGCCGTGTCCGTCGACGCCAGCGAGAACGTGACCTTGTGCGACATTGGTCGGATGTCGTTGCGGATGCCGATGATCTGCACGTTCTTCGAGATCCGCGCTCCGATCCGGTTGGGCTGGTACTCCAGGAGGATGATGTCGGCGATCTCCAGCGCCAGCACCTTCGTCTGGTCAGCGGTGCCTAGTCCGGCGAGCTCGACGCCCATCGTGTCGAACCGCAGGTCTGGCTCGTCATACTTCGCGACTAGGTACTGCGCGAGCGCGAGAGCGTTCGGATCAAGGTCGATCAGCAGCCCGTTATAGTCGAGCGATGTGATGCCATACTCGTTTTGCGAAGCGGTCGATGCTGCCGTCTGGATCGCGGTGCCACCGAGCCGCGCGATGCTCACGCGGTTATACAAGAGCTCGGTGCCGTACGACACGGTTATATCTGTGTAAGGGATCGTGGTGCCGCCAGCGTCCGAGAACGTGACGGTTCCGATCGTCGCGCCGGCGTTGCGATTCTTGAAGGTGACAGCGTTTGCCTTCGACATGAACAACTGACCAGGCTCACTCGCTTCGACCAGCTGCAAGTAGCCCAGCACCTCGGTACCCGCATCCACCACGTCGGCGAGTAGCGTCGCCGCGCCCGTGTCGATGTTGCGTAGTGTCGTCGGCCAGTCGACCTCGGTGCGGTTCAGGATCGCCGCGATACGCGCGCCCGAAGTCTGACTGGTCGCCGTGTGCGCGGATAGTTGTTGACCGCCAAACGTGATGAATCCATCAGCAGCGACCGCGCCCGCCGTCGACTCGCCCGAGATGTTGTAATCCAATCCCCAGTCCTCGATGATGCCGGTGAATTGGACGGCAGTCGACGCGGCGATGATCGTCGAGATCTTCAGGTTCCGCCGCGGCTTGATATCCGGGTAGTAGGGCGACGCTTCGTAGAACGGATCGAACGCCCTGTCCTGATTGTTGAACGTGATATTGGCGACGCCGGTCTGGTACCGATCCAACTCGCGCGACCTACCGCGCGTGATCGACACCGAACGCACCCGATCCGTGACGTCATAGTCCAACGTGCCGCCGAAACGGTATTCGGTGTTGTCGAAGATGCTCTGCGGATTCGCATCCTTCGCCGCCTGCGTAGTCGTCGCCGTCCCGCTACCCCACAGAAAGAATGGACCACCCTGGCTCGACGTGTCAAACCCGATCTGGACTAGCAGGCTCGGAGTCGCCACCTAGTTCTTCCTTAGACTGCGCGTCTGCGTGCCACCATTCGTCGAGACACCAGCCGACGTCGCCTGGATCTGCGGACCAGCGAACACCTGCCCGTTACGCTTCTCAAACTTCTTTATGCTTTCGACGATCGTACGACCGAGCTCGTCAGGGTTCGTGCCGAGTCCGGCGTTGACGACGATGTTGTACGTTGCCCCTCCGCCGCCACCGCCAACAGCCTGACGCAGAATGTTCATAGCCTCACTCGACCCCAACGGAATCACCGCCTCGCGACCAGCCTCACCAGCCGTAAAGACCTGACGCTTTAGGATGCCGCCAGCAGCCATCGCAACAGGTGGCTTGGGATGCTTCTCGTCCCACTTCTTCATGATGTCGTCTATCTCGCCCTGCTCTTCTTTCGTGATGCCATTCTTCTTACGCGCATCACGGGCAATCTTCAAGCGAGCAGCACGATCATCTTTCCATTGATTGAGTGCAGCAGTACGCGCAGCATCCATCGCCGGAGTAGGCTTGTCAGCCGTGATCGGAAGGTTGCCCTTACCGTACCGATCGATCACGTTCTGAATATCATTAGCCGCAGCCTTGATCGATTCCAACTCTCGACCAAAAGCGCCAGCAAACGCGATCCCCAGTTCTGCTCCCTTGTCGGCCCCGATGATTCCGTCAAGATCCCTCGCAAACTTCGTCGCGTCAATCGTCCCCTGATTGAACCTTTCAACAAGATCTTCAATAAGCCGCTGATTCGTAGACTGCGCTAGGGCGACCCGATCTTCGGCCGCAGTCGCGTCAACCTCCAACTCAAAATCAGCAAGATCCTGCTTGGCCTGCGCGAGTTCCTCGTCGGTGGCGGCAGAATCCCTTACTAGCGTCAAACGCGCACGCTCGCGCGTAGTCGCTTCAGCCTTCTGCTGCGCGCGAATAGCCGCAGCCTTCTTGGCATCAGGCGAGGACGTACCCGTGATCGTTCCCAGCAAACCGCCCAGCGAAGATCCCAACCCCGCAAGTCCCTGACGCGCAGCGTTCACGGCATCGCGTACGGTCTTTGTGATGATACCGATAAAGACTGGACGGTTCTGTTTGAGTTTGATACCTAAAGCTTCGGTAAGTTTATCGGCGGCAGCACTACCAACTGGACCAAATTGCGGAGTCAAGACAACCCCAAGACTCTTTATAAATACGCTCACGGGATTGTCCGTCAATGAGCGATTGAACTCCTCGCGCATCCCATCAAAAATAGCCAGCACGAAGCGCTTGCCAAGATCGAATGCTGGCTTATTTATCAACAGAGAAACAAGCAAGTCATTGATAAACTCATCGCCAGACTCGCCAGCCTGCTCTTTGCCGCCACCAAAGATCCCCTTCACGATCTTCTTACCGAGCGACTTGCCGAGGGTGTCTGCCTTCTTGTCAAGAGTCTTTTTGATTCCCTCAAAAAAGGTGTTCAGCTGATCTTCGCCGGAATCCGTGATCGTCACCTTCAGGCGGTTGCCAGGGTTGTCCTCGAACGTGACCTTAGTCTTTTGCCACCAGTCCGAAATAGTTTGGATCCCGCTCCAAGCAAAATCACGAAACTTGCCAATGACAAAATCAATCTTCGCGGTGAGGGTCGGTGCGTTGGCGAATCCGCGAACAAAGTTGAGCAGCGCAGTAGCCGCCCGTGAAAGCGTCGGGATGAACGTCGCCACCAGATCCGCTGCCGTATTGCGGAAAGTCTCCTTCAAAATGTTTAGCTGCCCCGGTAGCGTTTGACCCGCAGCCTTCGCACTCCCGCCAAACTGTGTTTCCAGTTCCTTCAGGATCATCTTCTGCGCGCCCATCACGTCGCCAGATTCGACCAGAGACTTGATCGTATCTTTCTGCGATGCCGTAAACTGCACGCCGGCCTTCGACAGTGCGCCGACGCCCTTGATTGGATCGTTGAGCGCCTTGCCAACGAGGATCGCTGACGAGCTCATATCCTTGCCCATCGCCACGGACAGGTTCGTCATCGCGAGCGTAGCCTGGTCGAAGATCTTGTTTCCGGCGCCAGTCTCGTTGCGGATTTTGGTGAACGTCAACAATAAGTTTTGGCCGGATTGGATCGCCTCGTCATCGATGCCGGACAACTTCATCAGGCTCTCAGACATCGTGGTGATCTGCTTACTCGTCACCTTCGCCGCGCCACCCGTCGACTTCAACACGGCACCCGTCTGCGCCATTACCTTCTGTGCGCCCATAAACTCGTCAATGCCTATCTTGAGCGTGGCAACAAGTCCACCGAGGGCAGCCGCTCCGCCGACGATGGCAGCCATCTTGCCAAACTTGCGGAGACCGCTAGTGCCCTGCGAGAGTCCGCGCGTCAAGCCGGATGTATCGACGCCAATCGGAACGATGATAGCCATAGGTCTATTCTACCGTTAGCGGAGCATACGATTGATCTGCTTCTCCATGTCCTGCACGCTCTGATCAATCGACCGCAAGACCGCAGGCGTATGCTTCTCTGCAACAGGCCACATCAGCCGCATCGGACCGCCCCACTTGTTCGTCAGATTGCGCGTAAAGACGCTATTCGTCTTTTTGCCCGCCTTCTCAAATGCTTCGCCGGCACCGTTCGACTGGCGAATGCTAACCAATATCTGCTTGCCCTTCATATTGCGGACACTTTGTTTCTTCACGCTCGACCGCACACCGCTCTTCACTTTGCCAGCCTGCCAATAAGGAGTACCCTCAGCACCACTACGACCAGCCTGGACGGTTCCGCGACGCGCGCTCGACTGCTTCGGCGCCACCCAGTTAGATAGCGGAACCTGCGGTATCCCAGCCTTGATAGCCGACACGATCGGCTTTACATCATTCTTCAGATTCTTGACGGCCTCACGACGCAGCACCGGGTTCATCTTGCCAAGCGTCTTGAGCGCGTCATCCAAGCCACGTATCTTCTGCGTAGCCATACCGTCAGTCTACCGGTTGCTGTGAACGCTTCGCCAACGAATATACCCCAGCATCGTCCACAGCATCCGCTCCGACTCCAGCATCAGCACGCTAGGCGCTATTCCGGTTTCGACGGCAAGACTGGCGATGAGCCAATGGCTGGAGGATTCTCCAAAGGGACAAGCGTAGTCTCCTCAGCGCCCTCGATCTCATCGAGCGTGGCGACCCAGTCCATGAAGTCCAGAGTCGTCGCGCCCGTGCGCTTCTGCGAATGCCAAGCAAGCCACACGAAGTCGCGAGCAAAGATCGAATCGCCACCCATCGTCGAGGACGGTCGCTCGAAGCGATCCTCCCACGCCACGATATCGACTAGGGCAGCGCGTACGACAACGCTATCCTTGCCTGTCTCTTTGATCCTAAATTGTAGTTCCACGTCAGCCCTCCCTGGGCGTAGAGGTTACGCGATCAGACTAGACGATGCTCTTCGTGATCGTTCCCGAAACGGGCCATGAGACATCGACGCTGTTGAGCTCTCCAACCGCGCCATTGACGGCCGACCAGCCCGTGACCAAGATCGTCATCGAGTACGAAGGGTTCGTGCTGGAGACTGCCGTGCCGTTCGGCTTGACGACAACCGTCGTCGTGCTGCCGATCAGAGGATAGACAAGACCCTCGACAGCCGAGTAGTCATTGTGCATCGAAAGAGAAAGCGTCGTGTCGAGCAGGCCGCCAACTCGCGTCTTGCCGTTGCCCGGACCGAAGGCAGTCGTTTCCACCTCATCGACCGTGGTCTCGATCTGCACGCTCGCGACCGAGCTGGAAACATCGGTGGCGTTGATCGAAATATTCGCGTTGGTGAGAA